AGCGCCCTCATAATCGCTTTAGGCGCACCATTTTCAATGTGACTGAGTGCAGTATGCGCCTTGACAATTTCAGCACTAAGATCAATCATACGTCCGGTACATCCACACGGATTTCAAGCATTCCCATTTCATCAATGCATTTGGCAACGTTATATTGTTTGCCGTCTAGAATCAGGAGTTGCCCCCGGATTGGCTTTCTAGCAATATCTGATTTGCTCATAAAAATAGTGAGTGACGAATTATATACGCCATCCCACTGCTTTTCATATTTATCTGATATAGTTTTTTCAACAACAACGACAATATCATATGTAACGCCTTCAAGTTCAATCTTATGCTCATCCGCAAATTCATCAACATTCAGAAACATACGTACATTTGCTGCAATCTGCTCTTTTATTGACAAGATATCACCCCACCATTACTTTATAGCTTGATCCATTTGTGCCGCTCATGACTACGTTATTAAACTCTAAAAACGAGTCGTCAAATACCTCCGCAATTTGTAATGTATTAGTTAAACTCGAACTGCCTTTTACGCTAAATGTTAGAGCTGCAGCACCTGTATTTTTTACTACTAACCGAGTCATTACACTGGAAAACGTTAAAGTATCGGCAGATGTCCCTGCAATAGCTCCCGTGATTATTTTTTGTAGCGGAGGTTTGTTTGCCAATACTCCATACACATACTCTGCCATGTCAACCACCCTTTCAAAAAGAGATTAGCAGGGATTTCTCCCTGCTATAATTTAGTTATTGAATTTTATATATCCGATTGTAACGCCAGCTGATTTTGGTTTTGCAGCATAGCCAATAAGTATATTACTAGCGACAACATTTGTCAGACAACCATTTGTAGTGTCCCAATAAAGTTTATCAAGAGTTGCCCAACTGATTGCTGATGCCGCTGGAAGTTGGTATAAACCATGAACAACCAGTGGCCCAGTTGCACCTACGGCAATCCCGTTGCCAGTTACGACGCCGCAAGCACCCGTACCGATTACTACATCTCCATTATTCAGCGTAGACGCGCCACTATTGGTATAATCTAAAATATCTCCTTCTCCGATATAAACGCCCGTAGGATTAGTTGCACTCATTTATCATTACCTCGCTTTTTTATTAAAATTGCGCCGTTAGTAAACGACGCATCGATCATTTAACAGATTTTTAATTACGCACCAGGATTTTTAAATAAACCTCTCCAGTCAAGAGCCTTTACGCCATACTCAATACGGATTTTATAGGTTACACCATCGGTTTGGAATCCATTTTGCTGTTCAATGTAAGGAGTATCTTGGCCGTTTAAAAATGCTACCTCAATGGTATCAGTAATAGACGGATCAGATGCTAAATACCAAGCAGCAGGATTGGAAACATCCAGCAATGGATCAGTAACTAATTGAACAATATCTTGCAGGACGTTCACCGCTCCAGCATTGGGCGCAGTAGGATCAGCAACAGATTGTAGTAACTGTTTGGCCCCAAACATTAACGCAACAGGAGACAATAGGAATTTAGGACGGATATTAAGAGGTATATTGGTTTTTAAACCCGTTTGTAACATCATTGATTGGATAGCTGCCTGCAAACTAGCTTTCGATGGCGCTTGTTTTAAAGCTGTTGCAAGATTGCTATGGGTCGGATCAAAAAGAGCCGTACTATCATAGCCCATCTTTGGATTGCTATTTAAAACAGAATATACATCCTGATTGATTGCCATTCGAGCAGCGGCTGCCCAACGGGCTGGAAAGTCAACCAGAGCATGCATATCATCATTTAAAATATCCTCACGGGTGATAGTAAACAAATTACCTCGTTTAGATAACTGAATCCACTCGCCGGCGTCTGTTAAGGTAACAAGTTTGTATTCAGATCCTTTACCGACGTTATCCAGTAACGGTACTTCGGATAACTGCGCCCTCAATGCTGGTTTGTAATCGTTAAGCGTTCCGTGTTTAGTCCATACAGGATAAGTTACAGGTGCGTATTGGTAAGCGTTTTGCATGGCCTTATCAGCTACATTTTGCAAAATATACGAGAATACGGAGGATTGTACCATTTCGCGGCATAATAAGTCGCGGTCGAAACTTTCAAATCGTTTACCTGTTTTACGTTCGTGGATTACGCGACCTAAGTCCATCAATGTTACTCCGCGCAATGCTTCATAGCCTGGTGCTGGTTTTTCAATCTTCATACCTGAACGCCATTTTAAGGCATCGGCTGCAGCAGCGCGGAATTTTTCTTCATCATCAGCAAGAAATTCAATTGATGGGGTTTGGGGAACTGCAGGAACCGCGCGACTTGCGATATCATCCATGATTGCTTTACGAGTTGCATCTACGGTAATTTCCTTACCAGTAAATTCATCCTCTTTTAATTGAGTCTGATTGCCAAAACTTCGGAACATGGCGCGAATTTCAGTCACCCTTGCGCGTTCAGCTTTCACAGATTCGTCTTGTGCTGCCTTTATTTCAGTAGTGGTTGTTTTCATTGTCTTTCCCCCTATACTTCTTTTTGGTTTATCATTCTCGGTATCTTCTTCGGAATCTTCAGGATCATCATCTTCATCTGGATCGTCTGTGGTTTCTGGATCATCCTCATTATCAGGATCTTCACCCTCGTCTTCATCAGGCGGCTCTGGATCAGCGGCTTTTATTTTGCGTTCAATTGCCTTTTCTACCATCTCGCCAATTTTACGCTCAATATCGTCTGCACTACGCCCAACACCCACGCTGGCATCTGCTGGAATACTAACAATACTTATTTCAAACGGCTCCCATGTACGAGCAACTTCACAAGGCCCTTCATATAATCCACACGTTGACATTGCCCCATCGTCTACGGATTCCCAAACTGATACACGATAGCCAACTGACACGCCTTTCAGTGTGCCGCTTAACACTTTTTGATAAATAATATCGCTTGCTTCATCGGTATCAAATTGGATATTAGCTGTCCCCTTCATGGACTTACTATCAATCGCTGGATTCAATACCTTCCCAATCACTTGATTAGGATCGTGATTAAATAAAGAAACGCCAATATCACTCAAACGAGTAAGATCAACGTTTCCAGCAGCATGCCCTAATATTTCGTTATAATCTCCGTCCCACCAATCATATCGCCGCACACTTTGATCGCTAGAAAATGACACTGGCACTGTTCGCGTCTCAATGTCGATACTCTTGGGATCAATGGATACGTCACGATAAAACGACTGGTTAATCATTCTTTTCTTGTCTTTTCCCATTTATGTCCTCCATTTCCTTGACCTGCACTTGTACGACACCAGTTGCAGCATCAATATCAATACCATTTTCTTTAAGCAAAACGCGTTCTTTAGCTTGCTGTGTAATAATACTTTTATAATCCTTACCTTGTTCAGCGCAAAGTTCCTCTAATGTTGTCATGCCCATTGCATACTCCATTTTACTAGCCTGTATGTCCTTAAGAGGATCAACCCAATCCCATCCAGGTGGTAGCCATTTATGTTTTAGATATTTACTCTTATTTGTGAAAAAATCAGGAATTTTTAAACGTCCACACATAACCGCTGAGGTAATAACCTCTTCGTAAACTTCGCGGTTACAGTGATCTATTAACCATTTCTGAATTGGTTGATAAGTTTTCCTATCCTCTAACATACTGTGACGAGCAGATGAATAGCTAACCTGCGAAACATCGCGACTTGTTGACTCGTAACTTAACCCCTGACCAGCAGAAGCAATACGGTAATTTGTTTGCACAAAATCTCTAGTATTTGTATTTATACCTGATGGACTAGCCACATTCATTTTTTCACCAGGTAGTAAGTATTCCATCATACCAGGTTCTAAATAATCTTTACGGTGCTGGTTCTGATCTTTTTGCATTTGCCCAGTTCTTCCAATCATACCCTGCGGCGTAGTCTCAATAAACATAGCAAAGCAGGCCGATATACGAGCCTTAACCCGTTCGGCCTCTAAGTAATCACCAATATCTTGTATTGATTCAATGCTAGATGATAATAACGATATACCCCGAACTTGTGTAACCCTCTGTTTCGCAAAGAGATGGATAACCTGCTCGGCTGGTATTCGCATTGACTTTACATCATAAATGTAATAATCCAAGGTAGATTGTCGGAACCAATAAGCTACTGGTCTTAGCATGGTATCAACTTCAATGCCTGAGTAAATCCGATTGCCATTCTCATTATTCTCAAACAACGTGGTATCAAACATATCCGCTTCTATGAGTTGCAATCGAAATGGTATAAATTTTGCAGTTGGATCGTGAATTTTAACAATTGCAATATCGCCGTCAACAATAGTACGCCTGAGTTTCATACGAAGCATTTCTGTAAATGTTAATTGCCCAGTTACATCACAGTTTTTTTGTTCACACCATTCTTTCCATACATCTTCTAACTGTTGATTTAATTTATCATCGTCAGTTTTAGCCTGCACGTTGATACCTAAGCCAATTACATTTCGTTCAAACGGATTAATAACTGATTTTGCAATGTCATTATTGCGTTCAAGGTCACGGGCGATTAATAGTAGCCGCTGTCGATAAGGCTTATCTACCAATTCACCACTGCCCCATGCTGCATTCCAACGATTGTTAAACCGATTAATCATCCCCGCATCGTAGTTGCGTTTTTTTTCAACTACATCAATTGCCGTTTGATATTGCAGTCGCTCAAGTCCAGCTTTTGGCGATACATAAGAGATTAATCGACCAAGGATGTCCATGGCGGTATACCTCCTCGACGTGTAGGCCATGCCGCATAGGCGCGAGTTGTGCCACCCAATGATAGATTTTCATAAACTACCTCTTGTTGAAGATTTTTTCGCATGGCTTGCAATTTACTTAAGTCAGTTTTACGATACTTGCGTTGACCGATACTAAGTTCTTCAGCACCTGACAGCAATTCAGCGATAGCTAGTTCAACCTGTGTTAATAAATCTTGAGCACTCATGATTAATAACCCCCTTTCATTTGTTTACGCATTGCCTATCACCTCCTTGCGGCAAAAAGAATAAGAAACACATTCAAGTTGTCACCTTATGATTTATTTCTAAATAAGTAAACATTACTAGACACAGCACTATCGGCTCCCATGTGAACACCGTCATTAGCAATAATTCCAACTATGCACGTCATTCTATTCTGCCCCTTCCAGGGACTTAAACCCAATCAACTTTCCATCATCGTCAAATTCAGCGGCGATATAACCAGATTCATTTTCATTAACTCCAAACAGGCCATTTATAATACCAAGTAAACCGATCTCATATCTAACCGGTTCTCCTCCATAAATATGGCGTCTTTGAATTGCCTTAACTTGAATCGTTGGATGCCCTGCTAATTCAGCATTGCACGGAACTCGGTTATTAATTAACCATTGGATAGTTCTGGCATCAAGTTTAAATGCCTCATTAAGCACCTCAATAGCCTGTTCGATTGTTATACTCTTCTTTATTTCTTTTGCCATAATTATTGTCACCTCTTCATCCAATTTCCTGTATTGCCCCGACTCCCTGTATCACCTAACCACTTATTACTCTGTTTCGGATCTGGCTTGCTCATTACAATCTCAGGTTCTTGCAAATACCTCACCCCCGCAATCTCTGCTGCAAGTGCACAGTTAACTTCAACATCAAGCATGTGATTTTGTGCATGGCTACTAATCGGCTGCCATTCATACGTAACACGCCCTTTTTTGTCTTTGATTTCGTTTTTTTGTTCAGCGCAGATCATGTCAGCATATCGCTGATCGCATCCTTGATAAACATTCCATGATCCTGGTATACCAGGCGCAATCGTTAAACGACCGGCTACAAAATCTTTAAATTGATTCGAGTCAAATACATATAGCCGTAACCCAGCATATTTATCGATCATTGAAACGCTGTGTCGTGACCGCATTGGCTTTGACGATCCCTTAGTCGGCAAGCACACGTCCATATGCATCGCGCAAAACTGGTATACTTCATCAGCATTATATCCAGAGTCAATACATGCAAGATTAATATGCGCAACTTCGCCCCAGATAGATGGATAAGGTCTGTCCATAATTGTTTCTATCTCGGCCCATGTTTCAACACGTCCATAATCAACGAGCCACGATGTTAATTTTGGACCCCATGCACGAACTCCCCACCAGAAATGATTCAGCTGTACGTCAACGCCTAGCGTAAGTAACTGCGCTTGTTCAGGGAATGTACCCCGTTCATATTCAAGTTGTTTTTCAAGAACGATATTAGCCTGCATTTTACTTGATTTATTTTCCCACGGTTCGGCAAGCCACGAGTTAACGAAGTTCATTAGTTCTTCAGGGATATCTTTCGACGCTAAGAACTTCGCAGCTACATCTCCAAAAGTTACCCATGGCGAATAAATTGAATTAATATGGAATCCAACAGACCGCACACGACCAATTGGGGTATTCTCTGCCTCCCAATCTCCCCTGCGGAGCATATCCATTTTATGCCGGTCATCAATACGACCTTGGCAATGTTCGCATTCATACCATGCTGAAAATTTAACTAAAGCAGGTTCGACCATGCCTTCTGGCCATTTAATGCCGCCGCTTTCACCTTTCTTTTGCGGTCTGAACTTCAATATTTGTCGGTGCCCGCAATGAGGGCAGGCAATTTTATATTTAAATCTCGCATCTGCACTCTCATAAGACCGCCAAATGTTCCCTGTTGCAACTGTTGGCGTTGACACTTTAACAATTTTACTATTGAAGAAAGTCTTAGTCCGTTCACCAGCAAGCTGTATAGGACTCCCTTCGTTACCAGACCATTTTGGAAACTTATCAACCTCATCAAAAAAGACGTATCGAACAGGTCGAGACGCCAAATTAGAAGGAGAGTTTGCACCAAGAAGCGCAATATACATATTATCAAATTGTAATTCGAGTTTTTCACTCGCTCGCTTATCATATCGACCTGCAAGGGCTGGCGAGAGTTGAATCATTGGCTCAAGTCTATTCTCACTTGTAAACTCTGCAAGTTTATCTGTTGGATAAACAATGACCATTGGCCCTGGATCTTGATCTATAGCAAAACCAATCATATTTTGCTCAGCAACCGTCTTACCCAATTGCGATCCGCCGACAAAAGTAATATCTTTAATCTCTTCGTCATTGAAAGCATCCATAATACCTTTTAAATATGGGGTTCTTTCAGTTCGCCACGGCCCTGGCTGAGCAGAATCCTTTTCGCCAAGGATGCGAAACTTGTCAGCCCATTCAGAGACTGTTAATTTTTCTGGAGATTTAAATATGCTTAGTGTTTTATCTATAAACACATGCCAATTATTTTTTCCTTTGGACGTACTCGCCATTTTCTGCGATTTGGTCAAGCGCATTATACACGACATTATCAACCACCTTCTTGGCTACTAGCGCAGACTCTGGATCTAAACTATTTAACTCTATCGCTATGTTATGCCCCATCGCAAGGAACGATTTTTTCAGAACCATAAATAGTCTTTTTAAATCAGCGGCTACTTCTTCAGTTGCTATATAACGACCTTCTGTTACTGCTAACTTAATTGCTTCTTGCGCAGCCTTAGATTCTTTCCAATCTGCTTCCGCTGTAATTTTTCTTATCTCAGGACTTTTATCGCCATCTTTAGAACCTGCACCATTTTTCCATTCAATTAGTTTTTTTATATCCCATTTGCCATAGCCTTCTTTTGGAGCTCCGCGCTTTTCCCATTCAGAGAGAGTTCTCGAACTTATTTCAAAAAACTCGCAAGCTTCAGCATTTCCGCGAACCCACCATTTACTTGATGTCTTAGAGGATGTGTCTTTTTGTGGTGGACTTTTTACACTATTCTTAGTTGGCAAGTTCGAACCTCCAAAAATATATTTTATCCAGACGAATGTTGGGATTCGTTAGACCCGCAACTACCCCACCCGGTCAGGAAGTACCTTTTGTTTCCAGGAGACGCCTACCACCATGATCGCCGCACCACCAAT